ATCCAGGACACCCTGCGCCGGGAAGCCCAGGCAGCGTTTGACACCATCCCGTTAGACACGGCGCCGGACGTAGCCCAACGCTTGCTGGTGCGCTGGCTCGTCACGCGCAGCATCCACAAGACCGCCCAGGTTGCTATCACCGAGACCGCCACCGCCGCCGGCGCCGCGCAGCGCGACTTCATCAAGCGCAGCGGCGCGAAGGGCAGCGCGTCCTTCGGCTATAGCCTCCAATGCAAACTCTGCCAGGCCATCGCCCAGGGCAACCCCTACGACCTGGACGACGACACGGTGGGCGAGATCCCGCACCCGTCGTGCCTCGACTACTGGCGCATCTCCTACACGAGCATCGCTACCCCCTGGCACGGCCAGTGAGCACCAACGAAAGGCACCCCATGGCCCCCACCGTCACGACCGCCGACTACGAGCAGGACATAGCCGCCATCGAAGCGGCCGCCAGCGCTCCCCTGCGCCTCTGCACCGAGATACGCCGCCTGGCCGGCGAGGTCGCCCGCTACCGCACCCTGGCCGAGGACGCCCTCACCAGCGCCGACGCCGCTATGCAGCGCGAAGGCCCCTACCGGCTCATGCTCGGCCACGCCGACGTTATCGCCGCTAGCCTCGCGTCGGAGCCTGGCTGCGCCGGGTTCGCCATGCCCCTGGTCGGCGCGCCGGAGCAGGACTATATCGACGCCTTGCGCGCCGCCAACGACCGCTGCGAGCAAGCCGCGCTGCGCCTCCACTCCCTGACCGCCCAGACCCGGCTCCAGGTCGCTAAGGGTGGCTCCCCCGCCTCCCGTTACTGGTAAACGCGCCCCCCCGGCGCGCCACTCTCCCCCCCGTAGTCAGAAAGCCACCACCCCCCATGAAGCTCGTCCAGACCCCTCCTGCCACCGCGCTTGCGGTCCGCTCCGCTGAGGCCGACGCCCCCGACCAGATAGTCGGCTGGGGCATGCCCTTCGGCGGGCCGATCAACGGCCGCGACCTCTACGGCACGCACTTCTCGCTGAAAACGAACTTTTGCTTCGACTGGTTTCCAACGGAGCACCCGCTGCTGTATCAGCACGGCCTGGACCCCAAGACCGACGTGGCCGTCGTCGGTCGGGTCAAAGCCTGGGAGACCAAGAGCGATGGCGTCTGGGTGCAAGCTCAGTTGGACGCCAGCAGCGCCTACCACGAAGACATTGCCGGGCTGATCAGCGCGGGCAAGCTCTACTTCAGCAGCGGGGCCATGGGGCACCTGGTGCAGGAGGACCACAAGACCGGCGAAATCAAGCGCTGGCCCTGGGTGGAAATGAGCCTCACCCCTACGCCGGCCAATATCTATGCCGAGCTGGAATATGCCCGCGTGGCTCCCCACCTGCGCTCCATCGGCATTGACGCCGACGCCGTGCTCGCCACCCTCGCCGCCAAGGCCGAGGAGTTGGACGGCGCGGGCGCCGACGACGCCACCCGCAGCGCACCGCTGCGCAGCGCCGACAAAATCGACGGCAGCTATGAAGACCTCATGGGCGACCTGCGCGAGAAGCTCAACGCAAAAGGCCCGTTTGCGGGTGACAGTTATAGCAGCATCGTCGCCACGTTCGCGGATCATGTGCTTGTCTGCCGCTACGACTACGACTGTGACGACGGCGACGACATGGAAACCTTCTGGGAAGTCCAATACACGCTGGACGAGCAGGGCGAGCCGGTGCTCGGTGACGCCCGCCAAATGGAGCAAACCTACCAGCCCGTGGCAGCACGAAAGTCTGCCGCCGGGCCACTTATCCTGGACGCCCAACGCCTGGCTTTGCACGCCAAAGCCCTGAGCCAGCGCACGGAAGACCTGGCAACGCGGCGCATGGCAGAAGCCCGCAGCATTTCCGGCGGCAACCGGAAGGCCCTCGATCTTGCCATCGAGAGCGCCGACGTTGCCCTGGGTACTTTGCGGAATGCCCTCAGCGGTGCGGACCGAGTACGCGACGAAGCGGTGAAAGCCGCCGCGCTCCGCTCCCCCGCTGCGATGCAACAGCAGGTCGCCCTCCTGGGCTGGTTCCTCGACACGCTGCCCGCCGCAAGCGAGTAGCACCCACTCCCCACGGGGGCGCCCTGCCCCCGTTCTCTCCTCCGCTCCCGGCGCATTGGCGTCGGGCCTTCCACACCCCCCATCGGAGACCAAATGTCCATCAAGGCAGTACAGGACAAACTGCGTCAGGTCGTAACCGACGCGCAGGCCATCGCCGCAAAAGGCGTCTTCTCGACCGAAGACAGCCAGCGGCTCGAAGGTCTGATCACCGAGGGCAATACCCTCAAGGCCCAGATCGCCCAGCATGAAGCGGTCAACGGCATGGCCGACTTCGCCGGTAAGAGCGCCGGGATGCTCGACCTGGCCGGGGCTTCCCAGCTTGGTATGCCCCCCGCCGGGGAGACCATGGTGGAGCGCACGACCGTCAACGGCCGGCCGGCGGTGCGCCTGCTCGACCAGTTCGGTGAGGGTCTCGTAGACGACGCGACCTTCCGCAAGATCAGCAGCCCGGAATACAAGGCGGCTTTCCGCACGTATCTCCGCAAGGGCCAGAACGGCCTGAAGTCCAGCGAGATCCGGACCCTGCAAGAGGGCGCCGACACAGAGGGTGGCTTCCTCGTGCCGGAAGACTTTCTGGAGAAGATCATCGCCAAGGAGCCGACCCCCACGCGGGTGGCCGGCCGTGTCACGAGCCTCCAGACCAGCCGCGACGCGCTGGTAATCCCCAAGGTCAACTACGCCGCCGACGATCTGTATACGTCGGGTATCCGCGTTACCTGGACCGGCGAAGTGCCGTCGTCCTCGACCGCGATGCGCGTGACGGACCCCATCTTCGGCCAGGCCCGCATCAGCGTCCAGACCGCCATGATGAGCCTGCCCCTGACCAACGACCAGATCGAGGACACCGCGTTCCCGCTCGTCTCGTGGGTCTCTGGCAAGTTTGCCGAAACGGTAGACCTGCTGCGTGACAACATGGTCCTCAACGGCAGCGGCCAGGGCCAGCCCTACGGGCTATTCCTCGCCCCCGGCGCGGTCAATCAGCCCGCCGTCGTGACCAGCGGCAACGCCAACCTGATCACCGCCGCCGGCCTGGTCAGCACCGCCTTCGCCCTGCCCGAGCAGTACGACGACGCCGCCACATGGGTCATGAACAAGACGAGCACCGCCGCAGCGATTGCCGGGCTGGTTGACAGCAACGGCCGTTACCTGTGGGGTTCCGGTCTGCAGGACTCCGGCTTGGTGCCCAGCATCAAGGACCGCAAGCTCCTGGGCTACGACGTGCTGCTGAGTGGGTTCGCCCCCTCGGTTGCCGCCAGCGCCTACGTCGCGATCTTCGGGGACCTGAAAGGGTATTACCTCCTGAACCGCGTCGGCTTCTCGATCCAGGTCTTGCGCGAACTGTACGCCGAGACCAACCAGGTGCTCATCCTTGGCCGGCTCCGCTTCGGCGGCATCGTGGCCGAGCCGTGGCGCTTGAAGGTCCATCAGGTTCACGCTTAGGCGTGGCCCCCACCCCGCCGGCTCGGCTGCCGGCGGGGTAGCCCTCGGTGCAACCGTGCAGTAGAAAGCAACCCAAACCCCATGAGCAACATCCATCGCTTTGGCGATCACATGTATGTCCATCCCTCCGTCGCCGCGACAATCACGGCAGCGGCCGTCACCGGTACCAGCGTGGATACGCAGGCATTCCGGCGCGGCGCGGCGGTCTTCACCAGCAAGTGCGTCGGCGTGGCCACGACCAGCGATTGCAAGTTGCAGGAATCGGCCGACAACGTGACGTTTACCGACGTCTCCGGCGGGGCTTTTGCCCAGCAGACCACGGCGGGTGGCCTGACCTCCCAGATCCTGAACATCGATCTGGCGAAGCGCGAGCGCTATCTGCTCCTGCTGCAGACCGGAGCCGGGGCTGCCGCCGCCGGCGCCGCCAGCGCCGTGTTCGTGCTGTTCGGGGACTTCGCCCTCGCGCCCACCCAGGACGTGACGGCCGTCTCCGTCTAGCCCCCCCCCCACCGTGCTGACCCCGGCGACGTGCCGGGGTTGGCGCACCCAGACCGCCCCAAGGGAGCACCATGGCCGTTGACCGTTTCGCGTCCGCTTCGGCGGGCCTCGGCGGGCCGCATAGCCGAGCCGTCGCCGTCGCGCCCAGCAACACCGTCGATCTCGTCAACGCGACGCGCGGCGTCTACATCGGCGTGGCCGGCGACCTGACCGCTGACCTGGTCGGGGGCAGCACGAACGTGCTCTTCAAGGCCCTCGCAGTCGGCATCGTCCATCCCCTGCGCGTCTCCCGCATCTACGCCACCGGGACCACCGCCACCTCTATCCTGGCGCTGGACTAACCCATGGCTGCCAAGGGCTACTGCGTGCTGGCCGACATAAGCGGCTATCTCGGCATGACGCTCTCCGCTGCCCAGCAGACCGAAGCCACCAACCTCATCCCCCTGGCCGAAGCCTACATTGACCGCTATACCCGGCGGGCATGGCTCTCGCCGGCCATCCTGGCCGAGCAGTACAAAATCTATACGCCGACCGTCTACCTCAAGCAGCATCCGGTCGGGAGCATCCAGCGGGTGCAGACGCGCACCACAGCCATCAACGACGTGCTCTACCTCTGCGTGGCCGGCGTGGATTATGAGCTACAGGACACCGCCACGGGGCGGCTCGTCTTCAGCAAGGGCTACGCCGACTGGCGCGGCAAACTGCTCGCCTACGTCGATTACACGCCGTCCCAGCCGGTACCCGGCGACATCAACCTGGTCGCCGCCATGCTCTGCGCTCACTGGCTGGTCTATCAGATCGACCCGCAACGCTACGGCCTCAGCGGCTACAACCTCGGCCGCGACGTCGAGGTCAAGGTCGGTCAGTCCTCCCTGCGGGCTATCCCGCTGGACGCCCAGGCCATCCTCGACGGCTATAGCCTGCCGGTGTTCGCGTGATCCCCACCAACGCCGTGGTGTCGATTAGCCGCATGGTCTATGACGCCACCACCAAACAGAACACCCCGACCGTGGTAGCGACGCTCGTCCCGGTCTCGTTGATCCCGGTAGAAAGCCTGTTGCGTCCGGAGTTGATTGCCGGGGAAGCCGCCGCGGCGTTCAACTACCGCTTCTTTTGCGCCGCCTGGGTAGACGTGCGCGACGGCGACACGTTGCAGGGCTACAACCCTACCTC